TGAATTCAACGGTCGCCATATTAGCATTCTCAATTGACTTCCAGTCGATCAGCTTGACATAACCGGCAGACAGTGCCTGCGCAAAGTTATACATGGCACGGGATGCCTCATTAGCATTGGCTCCGGAAACGGCAGCAACATTCGACACACCCTGAATAGCCATTACTGCATCCTCAAGACCGACACCAGCATTGGTAAATTTACCGATGTTGGAAGTCATATCCTGGAAGGAGTAAATGGTCTTATCCGAGTAAGTGTTCAATTCCTGAAGATACTTATTAACTTCTTCAAGAGAGGCGCCGGTGCTCATCATGATGGTCTGAATTGACCCCATCTTCAGCTCGTATTCCTCAAAGCCCTGACTAATGGGTTCAATTGTCAAGGAACGGAGCATCTGTTTACCGGTGTTTACAACTGAGTTGGTGATGTTTGCAAGGGCGGTTACGGCCATGATTTCCAATGCCGAGAATCGAGTCTTTACTGTTTCAACCGCAGAGCCAAGCCCCGACATATCGACTTTCTTAGCAGCACTGTCAATGCTTTCAAGACCTTTTGTAGCGCCGTCCATATCCAAACTTTTCTTTAATTTTTCAATGGTGGACAAACTGGTTTGAACATTGCTCTCAAACTGCTTATTGTCAAACCGCATTTCTACGACTCTTTCGTCGATGGTTTTACTCATAGCTTCGTAACCTCCTTCCATGCTTCGTTTGCGATTTTGTCAAAAATAGGCTGGATAGCAGGATTGATGTAGTCTCGACCCTGTACCCAGCCTCCGTTACGGGTTCCATGACCATATTGCAGAATGATCGCAATTGGAACCCCATTTTGAATATTTGAGTTGTAAAAGGTGATCTTTGCAGATCCATTTCGGTTTACGATTTCGTAATACCACGAACTGGCGGTCAAACCGGAATCGACAGGCGTTGCAGACGCAAGAGCAGCGACCCCTTCTCGGCCATACTTGTCGAGGTCTCCGAGATGGACCACTTCTTTTGCCCTCTCCAAAAAGCGTGTAACCTTAGAGAAGTCTCCCTTGTGACTGAACCTTATCATTCACGGACCTCCTTATTTAAGAAGCTGATTAACCCGATTCTGTATTACGGAAGGATCGTAACCAGCTGCCTTCAGACGATTAGTCCTGTCCATACCGTTACCCCACAGACCCTGAATTACTTCACGGGCGATCTGGTCAGTGCTTTTCTTCGCAGAAGATGCAGAGACTGCCGTCCCGCTTTTGGTTGTTATATAGGTGTCAAAACCAGCAGCTTTCAGCTTTGCAGCCATAGCGTCAGCATTTGCTTTCTTGCTGAATGCGCCGACCTGAATCTTGTAAAGGTTATCGACCTTAACCATGTAGGTATCGAAACCGGCGGCTTTCACCTTCTGAAGCATTGCATCTGCATTCGCCTTGTTGCTGAAAGCTCCTGTCTGCACCCGATAAAGCACCTGATTATCGGCAGGCTTCTCAGTTCCGCCAGCAGAGCCTCCAAGCTTAGCCGTAACTTTGGACGCAAGATCTCCCATTCGAGCATACATCCAGTCACCAGGGCAACTCTTGTTGGCGAACCAACGATGTACGGTCAGAACCATTTCATTGGAAGCCGGCTCATAGTTCAGAGTCTTCGTCTTATCGCCGAACCAGAGCAGCTTTGTTTTTCCGTAACGCTTGCAAATGTCTGTGCAAAGCTCGATCAGTTTAGCATATACAGTGTCGTTGAATGCATAAGGATGTGTGGCATCGCTGGCACACTCGATTGTGATCGCACGCTGGTCATTCGCATTAGAGGAAGAACACCAGGAACGGTTCTTTTCTTCCACATACATGCCCACTCGACCATCCACGCCGATACCATACTGACAGGAAGCCTGTCGGGAAGTCGGAGCAAAAATATTGCCCAGGGTTTCTACCGAGCACTGACCGACTACGCAATGAGGTGTAATACGGTCAACGGCATGAGTTCTCTGCCCGGAATGATTCGGGCTCAACTTGGTATAGGATACCAGAGGACTGTTACTCATTTTTTGTTTCCTCCTTCACGCTTTGAATCTGCTTCAACATCTGAATCACCTTGTCATAGCCAACCGTAGAGATCAAGAAGCCCAGATACATCAGAACAACGATCTCAACTCCGATCTTCATGGTGAAGACGGTGTCAGTCATGATAAGGTAAATTACACTGACAGCACAGGCGATCAGGACGGATAAAATAGCCGCAAGAACATTGGAAGAATACTTGACCTTCGTTCCATCAAGCAACTTCTTAATGCCCTCCACTGTCAGATTTGTGATAACAGATACGATCAACAGTGCTGTAGTCAAAAAACTGATAGGCATAACTAAACCTCCTCATAATTCGTATTTTCAGCAGACTCGCTTTCTTTGTTCAATCTCTCTTCTCTTTTTTCAAAGAAAGTTTCAAACAAGGCCTTCAGAAAATAGCCAACCATAACACCCACAATTGTGGTGGCGATAGTGCTGGAAAGAGACTCTGCAATTTGTACCTGCCCCATAAATGCAAGTACATAAGACAGTTGCAGATCGATCAATGCAATAACAAGAATCGCTGTAACTGCTTTTTTGGTATAAGTTTTCAGCCATGCTTTATAAGATGGCTTTTTATGGCAAACCTTCTTAAAAAAGCATTTTCGGCATCGTCTGTTCATTCAATCACCCCTTAGAACCAAAGCGTTTTCGATTGGCGGCATTGATGGCTGCATTCCGATTCCACATTTCACGCTTGCTTCTTCGCTTAGGTGGAGAATTCTTGACATTGCACACCCGTATGAGAGTCAACAGCCTATTCAAATGCCATTTTTGAAACTCTACAGGAATGTTATAAGAAATCATCCAGTAATAAATAAGCTCAGATGTAACCGTTTCCTTGTGACCTCTGGCTTGCTTATCTTCAATGAGACAAGTTGCAGTCATTGGTGCCTCGATATACGCATTGATGGCGGCATAGTTTTCAGCAGACAGCCGAGTATATACTTCGGGATCGATATTCTGGGTCAAAGTCATGCATCGTACATAATCAAGAATCTCCTCATCAGTTTTTTCTTGCTTACCGAGAAATGCCTTGTTCCATTTACTTTCCCATTTTGAAAGAGAGACTAAGGAATGCTCCAACTGCAAAGTCTGCTCTTTCTTGTAGATAAATTCCTCGTGAATTTCATCCCAAAACTCGGCAGCCGGCACAGTAATTTTCAGCATTCCTTAGTCCTCCGAGCTTTCTTTAATTAGATGCGATGGGTGCAGCCTGCTTATTGCCGTTAGCACGCATCACACGATTTACAAATTCGGATGCAGCACCGGCATCGGTGACGAGCTTTTCGAACAGTACCTCGTAAGCGGGAGTTTCCATAAAGCTTCTGGAAATCTCCTCGGACTTCATGAAGCGTCTGCCATCATCGCTCTTCTCACCATAAGCGGTCTTAATAAAGTTCTCGAAGAACTCCATAATAAGCGCACCATTCGGACTGGCAGCGATACTCTTAAGCTGAACATCGTAGCCACCTTTAGCGCTCGCCTGCATCTTTACGATTTCAGGCTTAGACAGGTCGAAGTAAAAATCTTCGGTTCTCTGAACACCGTTCAGATCGGTATAAGTGATAGTTTCCTTAGTCATTGAAATTTTCTCCTTTCAAATTAAAAAAGTTGGAGCCGCCAGCTTACCTGAATACGGCTCCATGATTTTAGAGATTAGCCCTCCGGATTCTGAGTCTTATCGAACAGTTCAATAATCTCATCGGGCAGAGGCAGGCGAGGCTCGACACCATCGTTACCGCCAATGGTAGTCGGGTCCTTACCATACAGGATTTCTTCCAGCTGGGTCATGAACTCGGCACTGAACTTAGTGGAGTCAAAGGTCAGCGTAGCAGTCGGCTTCAGCTTCTTACCGTTGACCAGCTTGTTGATGGAGACAGGAGTAGTGCTGATCTCCCAGGACAGAGTAGCCGCCTCAGGGCTGTCGTTGACCGTGCTGTAACCCTTCTCGGAAGGAGCAGCCAGACAGCCGTAGACCAGATGCAGCTTGTAGCCGTAATCGTTCAGATCGGTATCATTGCCCAGAATGGTGCGATATGCCAAACCGAAAGTCTTACGAGACTGCTGACCGGCATACATACCAGGCATGATCTCAACAGAACCATCGCACTCAGCAAACTCATCGGGGTACATATATGCCTCGACGGTAGCGCCGAACTCCTCGTTGGAAACCAGGTTCACATACTTGATGTTATCGGCGTAAATCGGGGAAGCCTCAGCACCGGAAGGACTCTCGGTAACGGCAGTCAGACCATTCCATGCAACGCCCTTGTTGTAAACGCCGCCGGGCTGCATCGGATAGAGAACGCCATGGTCACAGCCAGTTTCATACAGGCGTTCACCAGTTTTATCCCAAATGATTTTGGACATAAAGATATTCCTCCTTATCAGAAATAGAGCGAGAAATTCCAGTGATTCAGATTCTCGCTTGTATAATATCGTTCGAATCGGCAGGTAGGTATAGCAACCACCTTACCGACAAGCTCACTATCCGGATCAGAGTCAATGACTGTGACCGAATAATGTCTGTGAGATGAATAAACCCCGTTATCGGCGTGCACATTTTCGATGTCATCAAGTGCATAAACGATAGCGGGGTATTTCATTTTTACCGACTCAGGAGGTTGAAAATACACATTTTTGCTTTCAAGGAGTTCTTCCAGGAAAGTTTGCAGATCAAGCCTGCTCGCCATTGTATACACCTCCCACAGTCAGTATAAGTCTTGGGTACTGAACTTCAACGCTTGTCACCTTCCATTTAGCACCCATAAACTCAACATACCTCATCGAATGAAAATTCTCATTGGCAAATGGATCGGCTACGATACTGATCTCATTCGCAACATTGATGTTGTCGTTGAGTTGTTCCGCAGACTGAAGCCTACGAGTGTTACGAGTTAAATCACCATAGTACATACGCTCGATGATTTTCTCTGTCCAAACGCCCGGCTTAGTCTCTTCTGTTACAGCGTAGCCAATTACTCCATAAAATTTAGCCATTTTGAATTTTCACTCCTTACTCAGTCGCCAAGGTCAGTCCCTTAAGACTATAAGTCTTTGTGGCGGTATCTTCACCATTGGTGACAGTAACCTTTACCGACTGCTTTGCCGTATCGGCGATCTTCAGCACAATCAAACCATCGTCGTCCAGTTCGACTGCTCCATTCTTACCGCCAATCAGTTCCACTGTAACCGTTGCATCTTCCGGTTCCTGAGTTACATGCAGAGCGAGATAGTTACCACTCTGCTCATCGGTCGCACTGCTGAATCCCGTGTAATCGGTGACCAGCTTCAGCGTACCGGTAATTTCTCTACCGGAGATTGCAACATTCTCCTGCAAATCTGCTGCGGTTTTACCGAGCAATTCCGTCTCACCGTCCACAGGTTCAACCGTGAGACTCGTTAAGGGCGGTCAGTGACATCCTCTTCCAGAGCAATAGCGGACATAACACGAGTGTTAGCACCGGAGCAACGAGTCTCCAGCAGGCTCTTCTCCTGGTTGAAGTCGATGTCGAAATCAGTGAAGTGAGTGATTTCACCGCCCTTGGTAGCGCCAAGAGAATAGTCAGCCAGGTTGACCATAAGACCCAGAAGCTTCTTGGTCTTGCTGTCCGTAGTAGTACGAGTCTTACCCTCGAACTGCTCCGCCGTAATGATCTGACCGACATTCAGAGCCGCAGCCAGATCACTGACCTTGTCATAGATGCGGCGACCATTCAGGTCACGGGCAAGCAGCATGACATTGACCAGATGAGGCGTGCAGTAGAAGTCGGGAGTGCCAGAGCCCTTATACTTCTCACGAGCGTACAACAGAGACTGGATCACGGCTTCTGCATAAATGTAATTCTCGCCGAAATTAGCGGAAGTGTTGGTGCCCTGAAGCGTGCTCTTCATGCCGGCAATGTCGACATCAGCATGAATGGTGTACAGCTCGTCATCCAGCCAGATCGGGCGGATCTTATCCTCAGCAATCTTACCGTCAGCACCAACCTCACGACCATCGCCGATCATGATAGCCGTTGCCAGCTCCTCGTTCAGATTCATACGGTCGATGCCGTACAGGTACTGCACCACATCAAAGTCCTGAATATCGATGATGTCGTCACGGTCAAGCTTGCTCTTCACATACACGGTCTGAGGATCGGTAGTTCTGTGGAGCAGCTGGATGTTGCCGACATAACCCTTCTGAGTGCCCTTCTTGTAACCCTTGGCACGAAGAGCCTCAATGTTACGCAGGTCAGCCTGACGGGTACGGATACGGGAGATAGGGCTCTTATGAACCTTCTTCAGAACCTCGTTTACCCAACCCTGGTCAGTAGTGAGCAGTTCAGGAGCACCGGGACGGACATCTTTGTACTCAGGAAACAGAGTTTCGATACCATCGATGCCGTGAGCCAGAACGCTGTCAGGATTCTGCTCCACATAGATATCCATAGCAGTACGAAGACTGCCGACGCTGTTGGACTTAGCCATGGAAATGATGCTTGCCTGGTCAGCGTGAGACAGAACCTCGGTCTTCTTCTGCTGATCGTTGTCAAAGACATTATGTTTCATTGTGTTATCCTCCTTATTGGATTCAGATTTGTTATCGGAATCATCTTTGGATTCCTTTTCAGGTTCACCTTCGAGAGCCTGTGCAATAAGTGCATACATGACGTTCTGCTGCTTTTCGGACATAGAGTCGATTACATCAGCAACCGTCTCTTCATCGTCCTTCTTCTCTTCCTTGCTTTCGGCAGACTTGTCCTCTTTGGTATTCTCCTTCTTTTCCTCCTCTTTCTGCTCATCCTTAGACTCGGCAGAATGGGAAAGGCAAAGAGGCATTCCGGTATAGATGATAGCTTCATCATCGGACATTTCACCATGCTTCAGCATAGAGTCAATAAATGCACCAGGATTAGCACCCTTATGCACAAGACTCACCTCACAAATACAACCATGCAGTACATCAGGACCAGCCTGCTGAAGTTGATTGGCGTAAATGGACAGAGCGCAAATGTCACCATGCTTGATAAGGACTTTCGCAATTTCACCGTCAGCGGTGTCATTGAGGAAGCCATAGGTGTAAACACCTTCCTCACGGTTCTCAAGCCATGCATGACCGAGAACATCACGAGGACTGTTGTGCTGATGATTCCAGACCAGCGGGACTTTAATACCGTCGTTATTCTTAAAGGCGTCCCGACGAATTACTCGCCCATCGGAACACTTAAGGTCATTTCGGGTTGCCCAGCCGCTGAAATCACAAGCCTCAACCGAAAAAGGTCTACTCATTTTGAATTTCCTCCTTACTTTTTCGATTTTTGCTTAGAGATTTTGTCGTCCAAATCACTTGCTGACTCTTCAACTGAATTGTCTGTGGTGATTGGTGCTTCTTCCGACTGCTGATCGGAGCCGGACGGTTCACTCAGATTCTTATTCCTGAGTTCGTCTGCTCTTGGGTCATCAGAAGGTTTCATACCAACGACCTGACGAATTTCATTCGAAGTCATGATTTCATTTCTCGTGAATTTGTCAGCAATTTCAGCGATTTCATTAACAGGAACCAACTTAAACGGATCTCTGAAGAACGAAATCGACTGTCGTTGTGATCGGGCAGTTTTGGTCAGAAACTTTCGTTTCATCTCATCAACAATAGCGGAAATGATCGGCTCAATTGTCCGGTTGTTGTAGTTCAGCATTGTCTTCTCGTCCGCTGTTCCATCCAAAATGCTCTGAGTGATTCCCAACTGGCTGTATAGCATACTCGTCAAGTATTCAATCTGGGACATCAGGTTGTTGTTCACGGAACGATTCAACTGTGTGATATGCTCGGTACCATCGGTATAAGCAATACCATACTTAGAACCCGACAACTGACTTTCTATATCTTTACGCCGATTTTCGGCCTGTTGACGCCTTGCTTCAGTCTTGATAACATAGGGGAGCTGAATAATCAAATCGAGTTTTCCAGATCCACTTTGTTCATCAATGACATCAAGTAGGTTAAGTTTACGAATGAGCCGCTGCATAGTTGAGTTCGGTTCATTGATAACTGCGTACAGCGGATTCTCAATGATAGCCACTGCACTTTTTGGCACTACAATATCTTCTTTTCTGCCCGTCTGTTCGTTGTACACACGAGTACGAATATATTGCGGATACCAATCCAAAATCTGTCCGACACGCAAAGACTGAATGTCATACGAACCGGACACATTCGGGTCAGTCGTTGTATCGACCGGAACGATTGCTACGCTTCCTTCATCAAACATAGAAATAACTACATCTTGAATGAACGAACGTGCTGTCTGATCGACATTAGCTTCCAGAGTGAGGCAATTATTCAATCCGTCATCGATGACCGAAAGAAAACGCCCATTTTCATCCAGACGGACATGCTGAACATTCAGTGCTGCAACATCAAGTGCAATTCGGTTATACACCGATGTAACGATTGACCTTTCATTGCCTCTGGACATTCTTGGTCTGTCAGCTCGATATGGGTAACTCATACCTAAGTCCCGGTAGTGCATTTGAATATTACCGGTAAATGCATTCCAAGCATGTTTTAGTCTGGAACCAAAAGACATCTCCATTTTGAATCATCACCTCCTTAAACCATATCAACATTTTTCTTCTTATAGGCAACTCGACCGGAAGCCCAGATACCATTCTTAAGCTGTTGCATATCATAGCCTCTGTCAGCCAGAGCCATATGTACACCGACTTCGCCTCGTTTCGCAACGAATTGAACGACACGCCCTGAAGGTGCGGTAACATTTTTAACGGACTCATTCATCAACTCAGCCATTTTCCGGTTATAGGAATTGATAGCCGAGGAGCTGATTTTACCTTTCGATGTCATGGAAGAAGGATTTTTTAATAGTTGATTGGCGTACTGATCGAGTTCTTTGGAAACATCTTTGCGGGCTTTGGATACGATTTTGTCATGGTTTTTATGAGCCCACTTTGCATCTTTCTTTTCCAAACGCTTTTGACCGGCTGTGGTCAAAGTTCCGTCTTTGTTTTGAAAACGGCGAACGCCCCATTTCTGACCGAGAATGCCGTGATGATACATCTCATCCAACTTGACCACCTCCTTATTCAAATGCATCTCGATTAAGTTTATAAGCAATATAGGCATCCATCATTGCTGCAACAGCATCGATTTTCTGCTCATACCGCTTTTTCAAAAGTTTCCGGTTTCCGTTTGTATCTTCAAGTGTAATACAGTTACCCATAGCAAAGGTCATAAGGTCCTCGTCGAAGATAAGCATTCTTTCTTCAGAAAGCTTCTTCAGTTCTCCGAGTGGAACCGACTCGGTTTTAGCGCCCTGGATGACTTTCTCAATTCCAAACGGACCGTTTTCTGATTCCCATCTCGCTACGAATTCTTTCGCATTATAAGGGTCAAATCCAAGACAACGAACATCGTATCCGCACTCCTGAATGTGATTGTCTAAATCTTCATACACATCCATCATGTTAAGTACGGCGCCCTCTAAAACAATTAAACTGCCCTCAGCCATGAATTGATCGTACTTGATCCTCATAGCAGCTGGCAGCTTCATTAAAGTTGTAGAGGTGATGTAGTTTCTCGTCTTAACGCCAAAGGAACCGTTTGGCAATGGAAATAGAAATGTAAAGGCACAGAAGTCATCGCCCTGCGACAAGTCTGCACCGAGGGAGCAAGGCATCTGCCAGAAATCCCTCTTTCGATGCGGAAGGGTTTCTTCATAAGTGAAGTAATAGGTGTAGCCCTCCATAGGCAGCCCAAATCTCTTTGCAAGAATATCGTTTCGGGCAGCTGGAGCTTTTTCAGCTCTTTCAACATCAAGTTGATAAGTTTCATAGCTTACGGTTTTTCCGAGATTCGGATTAGCCTTGAGCCACATTTCCGGATCTCCGACTTCGTCAATGGAATCAAGTTTGTACCACCATATCGAAACATGGGGATTGATGTAGTCGCCCTTAAGGATGTCCATCAACTCCATTTTGATGGTGTCGCCACTTCCATTACGAACTGTACCTTCCGAGCTGATCGCAACGATGATGTAGTCATTCACCTTGGATGCACCCTGCTCAATGGCACCGATAACATCCTCTCGAATGTCACCGGAAAGCCACTCATCAACAGTCGCGACCTTAATCTGTAGACCCTGAAGCTTATTGATGCTCATAGGTCTGACCTCAAGAAGCGAACCAGTCAGGAAGTTTTCAACGCCCTTTTTTGTAGAAGCTAACTTTGTGCGATTCGCTTTGGAACCAGTTGTGTTTTGTAAAGAGCCTTCTGTCAGGAACTGAAACAGCGGTCCTCTCGAACGGGTGATAGCGGTACGAAGAGGGGACATGACTTCCTCAGCTTGCTTCATTGTAGGTGCGGTCGTGATCTGATGAGTGGTAGATGTATCAACATTCAGGAAGTAACCTTGCAGAGTCGAGCCATACATTGATTTTGCGGCACCTCGCGCAACGATCAAATACTGCTTGTTGATTAACCGCTTTTTTACATTCTTACGAACATAATGCCCGCCATGACCATCGGGATTCGGCTGATAAACACTTCGTTCGACGAAGTAGTACCAACCAAAGATCTGTTCACCCCATAGTTTGAAACTGTCCAAAAGGCTAAGATCTGACCCATCTGTTAGAGTGAGTTCGGACTCGCAATAAGCGATCCATCCCTCAACAGCTTGGTCGTCATAGTACACACCCGGATTAGCAATAAGATCGTCAATGCGATTCATCTCCATAGAGATCTCTTTGCAAACCGGAATTTCCCCTCGAATCACGGCATCACGAAACATGCCATAATACTTGGGAACGGCAGTGTTTGATAATGCCATAAGTACCTCCTTAGCCAGCTTTCTTAGCCATACCGTTTACAATTTCTTTGATCTTGCCATAGTTATTGTAAATGGTCAGAGCAGTCGAAGTAGCAGTTGCAATTGTACCGGCAACTTTCAGTGTTTTCGATACATATTCCTTTCCACGATTTACATCAGTCGAAGACAGCTGACTGTACTGTTTCTCCATCTGAAGTCGGTTCAGCCGATTGCGAAGCTCTGCATCACTCATAGATTTAACGCTCTTACTGTTATGGGCTTTAGTATAATCCTCATGAGCAGGAGCATCAGATTTAGAAGAGCTTTCTCTTTTCTTTCCAGCCGTGGTGCGAGTACCGTCTTTGTTCTGGAAACGGCGAACGCCCCATTTCTGACCGAGAATGCCGTGATGGGTAAGTGCTGTATTGTCCATTTTGAAATCCTCCTCTCACATTTAATCCGGATCAACTGTTACATTGATTCGCCATTCGAGCTCACTGATCTGTCGGTTGATTGCTTCCATGACGGCTGAGCTTAAAGGCGGATCAAATGTCAGTTTTACCTTCAGGTAGATAAAAGTTTTTACAAATTCAAGACGAGGATCATCATACAAGAATTCAGACCAGGTCTTACTTGCATCTTCGATACGGAATCCTTCTTCAGGACCGACACCGAGCTGCGTCAAGACCGAGAATGCCGAATTGATGTACATTACGATGTCCGGGTCAAAGTGCTCATACTCTTCAGCAATTCCGAGCAGCTTTTTAATCGATGTCAGTATACTATCCATATCGCGTTCTCCTTACTGCCTGACGGCTACAAATTTCTTCATACAGAATCCTTCGATGCCGGCAGCAGTGCAGACAGCGTACCAGTCATCATTGGAATCGCCCATGTCAATTTCCAATTCGTCAAGACAGGTCACAACGGTTACTACTCTGGAATCCTTAGATGGCTTTTCACGAATGTTCAGCTTCAGGCAATCAGTGACGACACCGATCACATTCCGAGCTGCATCTTCGCAAAACCCTGCTTCCTGCTCCTCGATGTTATCGGTCGATTCATCAAGAACAGAGTTTTCATAGATTTCCTTAGTCATTGAAATTTTCTCCTTTCATTATTTTCGCCAGGGACAGGTATCATTTTGTGTGCGTTGAACAGGTGGAAGAACCAGTAAGCTTTCATCACCATAGTGAATCGCATTGTGTGTATTCAACTTGGTGCAAACTGCATTCTCCGGATCGAAAACGCAGGGGCTCTGATTTAAGATATCTTCATAAGTAATCGGATTCAGATGATGGATCAATACGGAACCAAAGATTTCATAACCCGGCATACCAAGATCACAACCTTCATCCCGAATGATAATTTCATCTCGGAATTGCAGCCATTGATCCGAATGATAAAACTCTTGGTTCAACCATCGCTTAAAACCGAAAGTTTCTTTTCCAACGGAACCATCAAGCTTTAAGTAGAGAAATCGTTCTTCAAATGTCGGCAATGTAATTAACTCCGAATAGGTTTTAATACTCATCGTCTTCAC